GCTCAGCGCCGGGAGTTCTGCTGCAGGCGCAGGGGCAACGGGTGCGGCTGGTGCTGGGGTGTTGTCGGGTACTGCGGGATCGCTCATTGCTGTGGGTTCTCCAAGTTGGAAGCGGCGGCGGTTGCGCCTGCGGCAGCGGCCTGATCGGCGAGCATCTGCTCGCGGTCGGCAGCCTTCTGGTCTGCGGTCTTGAGGTACTGGTCGGCCTTGACGCCGTGCCCAATGAAGATCGTGGCGATGATCGCCTGGAGGTTCAGTTCACCAGCGATGGGGCCGATGTTGTTGAGCTGGGCGATGTCGGCGAGGGCGGCGCGCAGGGCAGCAAGGTCCCCGTTGCGGCTCAGGGCGTCGAGCCCTGTGATGATCCGCATGGTGAACTTGGTACCATTGAGGTCCACGTCCACAGACTTGAGGAGCCAACGACCAATGGGCGCCTGCAGGCCAAGGGCCAACCGGGTGTACACGCCGCCCAGCCCCGTCTCCAACTCCATCGCCTGGGCGCGAATCTCCTCAGCGGTAACGCGCTCAGCATCCCGGGTCATGGCGCTGTTCAGCAGGAAGCCGTGGCCGATGCGCCGGATGTAGTCCTCTCCGATAGTACGGACCACCTGCAGGTCACCGGGCTTGCTGTTTGCTACCAGCGTCACGTCGCCCTCGACGCCCGGGAGGGCTGCTCCGTTCTCGGAGTTCTCCAGGTCTTCGGGCTTGGTCATGCCGCCCGGGTTCACAAGCCACCGGAACTCCGATGCGAGGATCGCTCCCTTAACTTGTGCCTCGGACAGGGCGGACAGGGCAGCGAAGTCGCCGCTGTAGTCCTCGACGTGGCTGGTGCCGTAGTGCTGGCCTCGCTTGAGGTGCCATGCAGCGGACACCCACGGACTGTCAGCGTCGGAGTACGTTTCCTTGAAGTTGTCCGGCAGCGCAGTGTCCTCGACCCAAGTGGTCTCTTCCAGCTGATTGCGTCCTGTGCGGCGAATCCAGTGGAATACGTGCACTGCATCCGTGTCTTTCAACACAGCCTTGCCGCTGGCGAGGTAGGCGGCGCGGGCCTCGTCCGTCAGGTCGGTAGCCAGGACTTTCTCGCGGACGATCAGGGTACTGATCCGCCCGGCCGGCGTGCGCTGCAACACGTAGTCCCTGATGCCGAACACTGCCGGCTCATCGTCTGGGTTCTTGGGCAGGTGCAACAGCCCGTCGCCCACGATGGTCAGAGTAGCCAGCAGCTCGTAGAGCTTGGGGCGCACGGGACGATTGTCCAGCTCCGCCACGGCCTGCTGCTCGCCCTCTGCCAGCGCAGCCTCGATAGCTTCGCTTGGCACATTCTGTGAGGCCAGCTGCCGCAGCACCTTGCGGTCTAGTGACAGCCGCATGAACGGGCGGCTAGGCGCGAACATCGTGAGCATCAGGCGGTTCACCAAATGGTTCACTGCCTGTGCGCCCACCGACTGAAAGTCGTGCGTCAGACTGTCCCGCGTCGAGTCGTAGTTGCTCGGCGGGCAGATGCGGGGCAGCGTGAATCCTGCGTGCTTTTCAGCACGGGTAAGGTACGCCGTTCGCAGCCCGTCGAGCCGCGTGAACTCGCTTTTTGCGGTAGTGGACATGCAGCTCCTTAGATGCGAATGGCCGAGGTTTGGTACGCCTTACGGCGGCGGGACGCAGTGGGCGTGTCAGCAGCCACGTCTACCGTCGGCGCCGTATCGGGCTGTGCCTGCTCCATCGTAGCTACCTGCTCTTGCACGCGGTTGCGTTCTTGGGCAAGGCGCGTTTGCTGGGCTGCTTGGTCGGCCACGGCCTGGGACTGCCGGCGCGTGTTCTCAGCCTGCTCGGCCAGCGCCCGCGCTTGGGCTTCGGCGAGGCGCTTCTGCGCCTTTGTGTCGATGCCGAAAAGTTTTGCGACGAAGGACATTAGACCTCCTTGTAAAGTACGTTGGCGGATTCGACGTAGCCGAAGCGGCTGTACAGCCGGGTGAGGGCTGCATCGTTTGTCGAGATGGATGTGCCCAGCACCACGCCTGCGCAGTCGAGCAGCTGGGCCGTGCGCTCAAGGAAGGCGAGGGCGGCGGCGATGTCCGCGCCGGGCTCGATGCGCAGCATCAGCTCTTCGGCAAGGACGGGCCGGGCTGCCCACCAAGGACGCCCAACCGCGCACATGACGAACACCCCACCGACCACGGCGCAGCGGCTGGGTGTCAGATCGACCCCCTCTGCGGATGCCCGGATGTACTCGATGGCCGCGCCCACGTCCGCATTGCGCAGCCAGGATTTGGTGCCGGTGGCGGCAATGTCGCGTAGTGCGAACTCAACCTTGGCGAGTTGGGACAACGAAACCATTGCGCAGCTCCTTGAGAACCACCTGCACCCCCAGCATGTAGCCGGCCTGCAGGTCGGTGGTGACTTGATTGACGACGACGGTGCCTACCTTGCGCTCCAGTTCGTCATAGACGTGCTGGGGAAGGCGGGCGTACTCCGTGATGGAACTGGTCATTATACGTACCTCATTGGCAGCCGTTTGAAGAGTCATTATACGTACCGGCTTTACACGATCCGTATAATGACCAAGTCACGAAAAGAAGTAATCGCTTGCGAGCACTTCTGACAGGTCGAGTGTTCCCTTTGCTGGAGGCCGGGCGCACTCGGGGTAGAGCGCAGCGAACTCCGCAATAGGATCGTTGTTGGTGTACATGTCGAGAAACTGCACTCGGATGAGGCTAAACAGTTTCTGTGCATCGGCGGCATGAGTACCATAGTCATCATGGATCATTGCCAGCGCATCTATCCCGCAGCTCCTGGCAGCAGCCGCCACCATGTGGAGGTGGGAGGCGTCCATACTGTGGACAAAATTGGGGGCCAGTCCCGTGGCATGACGAGAAATACTAGCCTCGTCGCTCTCAGAGACAACCACAAGGCGGGTAACCCCATGCAGACGAGTCTTGATCCGGTGCTCCTCTACCTCATGATACGACTGGGTAGCCAGGAAACCACTCGGGGTTACCCATGATAGGACCCCCTCTGTATCCTGGCCGCGAGCAGTAATGATGCGCTTGGCCGACTCCTTGAGCCAATCCATCGCCTCTCGGCTTTTGATTACCACGTCAGCGATTGCAGGCCAAGCATGGGACATCAGCGCTTGCGCTGCTGGGTAATACTCCTCCTTGCTGAACAGTGGGCACTTGCCTGCTTTGAGGTAGTCCTCCACCACGTAGGTTACGGCAGACCGTTTGGTAATCCCGTACGGTGTAGTCATGACTGTGCGCTTAACTACCCCACGTTCGATCCCGTGTTGCAGCCAGCGGGCTACAAGTGTGTCCGGTTCCGCAACATTCTGCATCCGCTTGGTGGTAGCTTCGGCTACGGCGCGGTAGATGTCCTGCATCACTGCGTTGTCTGTGAGGTTCGTGGCCCGGCCTCCGACCTCATCCCGCAGCATGGCCGAGAAGTTCTGCAGCCCGTTGCACGAGCCGTCCATCGACACCGCAATGCGGCTCTCGAAGTCGTCACCCAGCCGCTGCCACTCGGCGTACTCGAATGCCCATGCGAGGAACTGCAGCGGATTGTCGCAGCCCTCCCACTCGCGGTTGCTCAGCGGATCGCGGGCCATGTCGAGGATCATGTCGTGGCGCGTCCGCACCCACTGCGCCCGGTCGTCGAGCGTGGCCTTGTCGAAGCCCCACTTGTTGGCGCCGTGGATCAGGAACCAGCGCTGCGCATCTGCAGTGAGCAGCGGCTTGCCGTGGGCAAACTGCAGCAGCGCCTTCTGCAGGTCGCTGCCCTGTGGGTTGACCCCGTAGGTGAGCGGGTAGGCCCGGCCACGGCTGTCGAGGAAGTACACGAAGTACAGCTCAGGGTACTCCGCGAACATTTCGGCAGCCTTGGTGGCGCTGTAGAACCTCCCGTACTGCACGCCTCGCAGCTTGCGCTGGGTATGCCACTCGGCAGTGGCCCGTTTCCACGCCTTGAACTCCTCCTGCTGGTAGGCGCTGCGGGCGTCCGGGTCGGTCTCGTGGGCCAGCCATTCAGGCACGGGCGGCTTGCCGATCTCCCGGCTGGTCACGATCTCACCGGCGTCCCGGACGACTGCCACTTTGCGGACCACCTCCAGAATGCGCTGGTTGACCCGCCACGCGGTTTTCTGCATGTGGTTGATGGCACCCCGCACCAATGGCATTTGGTGGTCTCTGAGGAGGTCTCGCGCCGTGCTGTGCGCCTTCACGAGGAACGGGTGGGCGCGCTGCATTTCCTGGGTGTGGAAACCCCCGCCTGTCATGCCGTGCCAATCCAGAGGGGGCTCCACGCAGGGGCCGTAGATCGGGGCGGTGATGGTCACGAATCCCTTGATCTGCTCGATGGTCTGGATGATGTGCGGGGTCAGGCGCACACCGAGCGGGGCCAGCTTACCGGGGCGCTTCTTGCCGCCCGCCGTGACGGGGGCAGGGTCGATGTCCACCAGCCCGAGCCGGGCCATCTGGTCCAGCAGGTACACCCCAACCTGATCCCGGGCACCGGTGCCCCACTGCGCCAACTCGATGCCCTCCTTGGCGGCTTGCATCTTGAACACGGTCATGCGGTGCCGCACGTTCTTGCTGTGGCGCCGGTTGAAGTCGTTGGCAAGGACATGGTACAGGTCGGGGGCAAGGTGCTCGATCTGTGCCAGCACCAGCTCCTGATGCACGGTCGTGCCCACGGCCACCGCTGCCTGTCGCAGCGTGCCGTTGCTGCTGCCGTTGAGCAGGGTGTTTAGCGTCGTGCGGATGGCGAGGTACGCCACGGCCTCGGGGTCGAGCGGCGCCAGCAGTTGGGCGTGGGCCTGAAACTTTCCGGGCTTCTGGCTGGCGATGTCCCCGCGCACCAGCGTGGCGAGGGGCAGCACGTAGTCGCGCATGATGGTGGCGGCGTAGGGATTGCGTGCAGCTTCGCCCGCCTCCTCCGCCCCTTCGATCATACGGGTGGCGCGGGCAATCCCGCCGCGGTACATGCGTTCCTCAATCTCACGCTGGCTCAGCAAGGTCATCTTAGGTCTTCTGTGGTTGTGTTGCGTACACCGTCACGACGACCAGCGCAGGCTCTCGGCCTGCTGCCTGGAACGCCGCAGCGATTTCGTTGTAGGCCGTCTTCACGGCGGTCACAGGGTCGCCCTGCACCACAGGGACAGAGCGCCCGATTGCGAAGGATTGGTCAACTTTGGTCATCGTCTGCCTTCTTCTTGTCCCAGCGCACGGCCTTGAAGCGGGGCTCGCGCAGCGTGCCGTTGGCGTTGACGCACATGCACTCGACCTCGACGATCTGTCCGATTGGGCTCACGCACTCGTCATCCGGCGCGTTGCCGATGGCTGCTTGCCAGAACTCGTCGCGCTGCTGGTCGGAGAAGCCAGTGCCGACGCAGCTGTTGACGCCATTGAAGCTCACGCTGACGGCGCCCAGCTTCCCGGCGTGCTTGCCTTCGCCCTGGATCACGCCGTTGCAGCGCAGGTCCAGCGTGACGCTGGGCTTGACCTTGATGAGTTCGCCGTTGCGCGCGGTGCCGACTTGCCACGGGGCGCGGGTGTCACGCAGGATCAGGCCGTCATAGCCCCCGCGTCGCACGTACTCCTGGGCCAGCACCTGCCAGCCGCCAATGGGGGGCTCATCGGCGGGGAAGCTGTCGCCCAGCAGGATGTGCGGGTAGCCGCTGACGTGGGCCAGTAGCCGGACTAGGTCTGAGCGGCGGCAGGAGTACGGTGTGTCGTTCGTACCCGCGTCAAACAACGCCTCCTCGTGGCAGTCGTACAGCACCACGCCCAGCTGTGGCTGCAGGGATTGGCGGCGGGCGGCCCCGCTGATGTCCTTGAATGGGATGCCAGGCAGCCACACCTCACCCTGAAACACCAAGCCCGTGCCCACTGCGCTGGACAGGTAGTTCACCACCTGCTGGATGGACGGCAGCTCGTTGCCCTCGCGGGTAGCGGCCTTGCGGTCGGTGGTGTTGATGATGGCGTGGATACCGTCGTACTTGGGTTGCCACACGTAGCCGCCCTCGTTGGTCAGCTCTTCAACCCGGGCGTACTTCTTGCGCAACTTGGAGGACTGCTTGTCCCACTCGGCTGCCTTCTGAATGATGTCATCGGCCATTGAGTGCTGCCTCCGTGCTGTCCATCGCTGCTTCGATGATGTTGACCGCCCGCTCGAAGCTCGTGTCAGCGGTCAGCTGCTCGGCGAGCTGGGCGTACAGGTCGGCCTTGGCGTCGTCGCTGCCGTAGGGCGACTTGTCGAGGGTGCGGTAGATGCGTTCGGACAGAGCATCCACGTCCACCACAGCCGCGCCGTCAGTGCCAGCATAAATTGCGGATGCCAAAGCATATGCGTTTCCCTTGTTGCTCATACGGCTCCTTGTCCACGGAGCAGCAGCTCCAGTCGTGCGAGGGCGTTCCACGCAGCGCACGCTGCGTGCTCCAGTTGGGTGTCGGCGTCATGCAGTTCGCCGCGGGCCTCGGCGTTCAGGTGGCGGTACATGGCGTCGGTGTAACGTCGCGGGCCTTCGGGCACCGTGAGCCAGCCGTCGCGGGTGTACTTGTTGGCGCCGTAGGTTGCGACCCGCGCCACCTGCAGCAAGGCACGGGGCATCCCGTTGAGGATCAGGCCCATCTCCACCTTGCCGGCGTCCAGCTTGGCGCCGGGCTGGTGCGGGTCCTTGCCGGTAGGGTCGGCCTCGGTCTTGCTGGGCAGGACGTAGCCGTCTTCCTCGGCGCGAGGATTGAAACTCGGGTTGGTTCCCCATTCCATGATGCTCTCCTTAGTTCGTGAGCAGCGCCTTGCGCTTCTTCATGCTGTTGATCGTGTACCGGCTGCGGCTCCAAGCGCCGCAATCCTGGCATTGGTACTGGAGGTACTCACCCACCTGAGTATAGGCGTGTCGCTCGTCCTCCAGCATGTGGTGCCCGCCGCACACGGGGCAAGCGATTTCTTCGCTGGCGGTGTACGCGGCCACGTTGGTGTGGCCCTTGACCCAGGGGCGCAGCCGCAGATACACCTCTTCCATCGACAGCACGTCGGGGATGTTGTACTTGCGCATGGCGTTCCAGGCCCGCGGGTTGCCCTTCAAGCATTCGGCCCACAGCTCAAAGCCGGGGAACTCCTTGTGCTTGGACTTCTGCACGTTGGACAGGTACGTGGACAGCCACTCCAACTTGTTGCTGGTGAAGGCGGCGACCTGTCGGGCCATCAGCATGGTGTCCTCGACCTTGACCGGGCGGTGCGGGCTGTAGCCGTTGAGGATCAGGCGTGCCCGAATCTTGCGCATGTCGAACCGCTTGCCGTTCTGTGCGATCAGGATGTCGTTGTCGTGCATGATCTGCCACAACGATTCCAGCAGCTTGCCGTCGTTGCGCGGGTCCGCTTCGCTGCGGTTGTCCTCGTACACCAGCGAGCTGCGCTTGCCGCCCAGCGGCTTGTAGCAGTAGCTGATGATGGCCCACTCCTGCACGATCTGGCTGAGCCCAACCGTCTGGTCGAACAGGCCCCAGACATTGCCTTCCAGTGGCGCGGTTTCGATGTCGATGAGTCCGATCTTGGGTCCGGTCATGCGAGTCTTTCTGCAAAAGTGTTGCGGAGTTGTACGTGCGCCTTGGCAGTGTGCCGGGCCTGCCGGACTTCAATGCCCTGCATACGCAATGAGTGGCTGACATGGAGCACCTGACTCTTTAGCCAGTCACGAGTCATCTCCGTGTCTTGGTCGGGGTCGTCCACGTTGACCCATTCCCCAGGGCGGGTATAGCTTTCTCCAAGTGCTCGCAGAATGGCGCCGGTTGTCTTGCCCACGCCGCGATTGACTGCCTTGGCAACAGGCTCACCCTGTTGCAGCAAGTACGCCAGCAGGCTACGATTGACGATGACGCTCATGTCACTACCTTCTTTGCTGCGCGGCGCTTGGCCGCAAGTTTCTTGGTCCGCGCCACCTTCTCTTCGGCGGTGCGGTGCGTTGGGTGCAGCGGGCGCTGCGTGTGGTCGGCCGTAATGTACCGCTCGACGCCGCGCAGGAAACGCCACAGGCGGGCGTCCTTGAGCATGTTACGCGCCCGGTTGTTCTCGATGTGCCCGAGCATTGCGTTGCACCCTCGGTGCAGAACGCCCCGCACATGGCCGGTCTTGTGGTCGTGATCCAGCACGGCGTCCTCGGAAGCTACGCGGTCACAGCACAACATGCAGTGCCCGCCCTGCTCTTCAAGCGCGGTCGCTCGGTACTGCGCAACTTCCGAGGCTTTGAGCTTCTTCATACTTCTCCTTGATGCGGGCTCGCACCCGGTTGATCGCGGCCTCGAATGAGCGAGGGAGCACCTGCTGCACGTTGCCGATGTCGGCCTGCATATCGTCCCGCATCCACAGCAGCAGCGCCTGCTCGATGAAGCGGTCGTCAGCTTCTTCGCCGTACTCGGCCTCGTACCCAGCGTACACCAGCTCGAATGCTGCTGCGTTGTTAAACACCCCGTCGAGCAGCCGGGCGGCTTTCTTCTGACCGCACAGCTTACCGTACCACTTGGGCAGACCTGGGATGTTGTCCGCGGTGTCGCCCTGCAGCATCTGTTCCCAGAACCAGCGGTGCCCGAACTGCTTACCATTGGCGCCCATATGATCGAACTTACCGTGTGGCACGTACTCAAGGGCAAACGTGTTCCAGTCAACGTGGAGCCCGCCGAACATCCGCATGTCCTTGTCACCGCTGGCGATGGCAACGAGGCAGGTGTCTGCATCCTCCGGCGACCACACGTTCTTGCGGAACCAATCAGCGCAGCACAGGGCGATGCCGTCGTCGGCCTCTCGGGTAGCCCACACTTTGACGGTGAACAGATCGCCGCTGTAGCTCTCGGCCCACTCGCGCAGGTAGCCCCAGTTCTTCGGCTTGCGACCAGCCTTGCGTTGGCCTTGGTAAGGTTTGACCGTGGCGATGATGCGCCGGGCGCCCTTGGTGGACGCATCGGCCGTCAGGTGCAGGACCACCTTCTCGCTACCGCTCTGCTCGCGCAGTGCGTTGATCTTGCCGATGGCGCGGATACGGGACTCGGCGACAGTTGTGTCCTCGCTGCCGCCCGCCCAGTAGCACAGCAGGTCACCGTCCAGATGCAGGACCCGCCCCGGGGTCACCGAGGGCAGGGCCTTGACCTGGATGGGTGCGTCCTTGGCGGCCTGCGCAGTCGCCGCTTGCATCCATCCGGGCTGCATCAGAACGCCGCCAGCGGGTCGTCGCTAGGCACCTTGGGTGTGGTGCCACTCGGAGTCGCTGCCGCCTGCTCGCCGATAGGGGCGACCGCCGTAGGCGGCGCAGCGTTTCCCACGCTCGCACCCAGGTTCAGCTCGACGCCGCCAGTCTGCAGCAGCTGGAAGATCGGAGAGTCCTTGAAGTTCAGGGCTCCCTTGATCTCCTGCTGCAGCACGTTCTTGCTGCGAGCGGGCTGCTCGCCGCGGGCCGGGTACTCGCCGTCAATGAACAGGCTGTCCCACATGGGCTTGAGCAGCTCGGTCGGGGCGTTCCACACGAACAGGCGCAGGGCGCTGATCGGCGGGTCCACCGGCACTTCAACCGTCTGGTTGCTGAGCGGGTCCACATAGCGCGGGGGCTGCACGGTGTAGCCGGTGTCGTCGCGGATGTTGGCGTAGGTGCGCTTCTTGTCGCCCTCGCCGTAGACCTTGTGCTTAATGGTCACGAGGAACGCTTCGCCCAGCAGCTGGCTCATGTGCGTGGCGGTGCCCTTCCAGTTCATGCGGCGGAACAGCTTGTAGAAGTTGGCCTTCTCGTTCAGGCTGTAGTTCTCGTCCACCGTGACGCGGTGCGGCAGCTTGGTGCCGTCGTCCAGCACCTTGGGCTGGTGGTTGGGGCCGGACAGTTCAAAGATCAGCTTGACCTGGGGCTTCTGCACAGCGGGCTTGCCTGCACCCACGCTCTTCTCATGGATGCCGGTCTCGATGTAGCCAACGAGGCGGGCTCGGGCGATGCCTTCGGCAGGGGGCGTGTAGTCCCCACCGCCGCCGCCCGTCTGGGCTTCGTTCATGTTGGGGGCGATTGCGGCGGCAGCTGCGGCCATCGCCAGGATGTTGTTGGTCATGCGGTTTCCTTGAGATAGCTGGGCATGTGCCCGTTCATGTAACGCTGCCGAATGGCAGCACGCGCTTCACTCACCTGGGCCTTAAACTCAGGGTCCGTGAACTTGGTCTCCTCGCCCATGTTGGCACCGAACACGGTGTCCGTGGGGACAGGGAGAGGGAGCGGCCAGTTGAAGTACCACTCCATGAAGTCGCTGGCTGCTTCCATGCAGGCTTGCAGCAGCACGCCCACCTGCAGCCGCAGTGTGGCGTGGGCGTCGGCGTACAGGGCGTCGTGCACCGTGTTGACCAGCAGGGCCAGCTCGTTGAAGTTGCCGGTGCGGTAGAACTCGCGGACGGCCAGCCACATCGCAGCCTTCATCCACTCACCCCCGCCGCCTTGCACCTCGTAGTTCTTGATCTCGGTCGGAGAGAACGAGGTGAACGTGCCGCGCTTGACGAGGTAGCCTGGGGCTGGGGACTCGACGTAGGTGTAGCGCTTGCCGTCCGGTGTGGACACAGAGGACACGCCGAGCTGGCACATGATGTGCGGGAACTCAGGGTGCGGGATCACACGGCTCGTGGGCCTGCGGTTCTTCGCAATCTCCTTGGTGCGCTCGTCGAAGTACACGGCAATCTCAGGGTATCGCGCGTCCTCCGCATCGGCCAGCGCCTGGACTTCCTCGACGGGCATCCCGGTGGACTGTGCGATCTTTGCCACGCCAGCACCGTAGGCACGCTGGAACGAGAACACCTTGGCCTTGGTGCGCCTGTAGTCCCACTCGTCGATGGCGGGCTGGTACACACCGAGCGAGTCCACGTAGCCCTTGCAGAGCTTGAGGACTTCGTCGTAGTCCATGTGCTCCTTGGCCGACAGCCGCATACAGTGCATGTCCACACCGGCCCGCAAGTCAGCGATCAGCTGCTTGCACGCTGTCAGGATGGCCTGGATGTACACCTCCAGCGACGAGAAGTCGGACTGTAGGATCAGGCCCCCAGCTTTGAGCAGCGCCTGTGTCTCTGCACTCAGGACATCGGCGTGTGTGTTGGCATACCCGTGCTCGCTCAGCCACGCCATCATGTACTTATGTGTGTACCGCGACTCAAACACCTGCTTCACGTCGGACTTGTTGCCCTTCGGGATGTTCTGCAGGTTCGGGTTGCTCGATGAGAAGCGCCCCGTCACCGTGCTCGTGTGGTTCAGCGAGTGATGGATGATCGAGTCCTGCTGCACCAGCGTGAGCATACCAACCTTGCCGGTACCCTTCGGGTCGTCGCGGATGAAGTACGTGCCCAGGTCCTTGTCCATCGCAGCCACGGCGGACAGGTCTTTGAGGAACGGGATGTCTCGGTTGCCCAGCGCAGCGATGACCTCGGCGGACACAGAGTACAGCCCATCGGTGCTACTCGCCCATTCGGTAGCGGGCTCGGTGAACCCAGGGAACTCCCAGTAGCAGTCAGCCATACGAGACTTGGGCTTGGTGTAGTCATCGACCTTGACTTTCTTGGTCTTGAACTCGCCCTTTTGCTTGCCGCTGGCAAAGGTCGCAAGCTGCTCACGAATCTCTGGCAGCTCCAGCTCCTCGGGGGTGACGAGAAGCAGGCGTCCATCGAGGGCCACGTGGTGCACCTCATCCTTCTGTGCATAGGCAAACAGGTCTCGCGCCTGCGGCTTGTCGTCCGGGCTGAACCATGTGGTGCGCCCATCCTTGAGGTCGTACTGGCGGCGCGGGTACTTGATCTTGCCGCCGAAGATCAGCGGGCTCAGGTGGTAGCGGTTGGTCCAGCTGAACTCGAAGGGCAGATCGGGGGGCAGGTACGCCTGCAGGCGGGCCTTTGCTTCGTCGAGGCGTACAGCCAGCTTCTCGGCCAGCTCGTGGCCCAGCTGCTGGTTGACGTACATGCCGTTGCGCTCCATCTCGATGGTCGCAATCAGGCTTCCCATGTTCAGCATGATCGACTTGGCTTGCCCGGATGCACGCGCCCGCTCCAGCTGCTTCTTGAACACCAGCTCGGTGTTGCCGATGTCGCCCTCGCGGCGCTCGCCGTTGGGCAGGTCCTCGCCGCACAGGTAGCGCTTGAGCAGGTCGGGGTCGATGTCCTCGGTGGGCACGCCCGCTTCCCACAGCAGCTTCACTTCGTCCACCTTGGTGTCGCCGCCGTAGCGCACGGACATTTCGTCCAGGCTCAGCATGTGGCTGCTCTGCACCTGTCCGTCGAGCAGGTACTCGGCCAGCTGGATGTCCCACACCAGCCCGCCATTGGCGACCCAGGTCTGCCAGCGTTTGTACACCCGCGGGTCACGCAGCAGATGCAGCAGATCGAACTTGATGTTGGCGCCAACGATAAGCTTGGTGTCCTCGTACAGCATAGCGCGGAACCACTCGTGGCGCTGGTCGTGAGGGCCTTGGTAGCGCAGGCTCTCAATGGCCCCGTCCTTGTGCTTCCATCCAGCCAGCACCACCCAATTGCGTGGGTCGAATGGGTTGGCCTTGCGCTTGTAGCTGGTGTGCGTGGTGGTCTCGATGTCGAGGATGGCGTAGCTCATGGCACCTCCTTTGTGTAGTTCCAGCCGCCATCCCAGCTGCCGCTGTCCCACACTTTCCACACTGTCTCCAACCAGACCCACCGGTCGATGTCGTGACAGTAGTGGGGGATGTAGGCGAACACTTGGCGTGTGTCAATGTCAATCCCTCGGAATAGACGGGGCCACCTCATGCTTTCACCCAGATGATGCTGGTGTTGTCACTGCGGTAGCGGCTGAGGCAAGGCATATCCATGCGCGGCATCGGGGCGAAGCAGCCGTGTTTGGTATGGAACGCGCAGCCAGTACAGCTGCCCAGCCAGCGCGGGAGCCCAGGCAGGTCACTGCTGGTCTGCGCATGGTACTCCTGGCCCGCGACGCCGATGCGGGTTTCGTATTCAGGGGTGGGTCGCATTGCTCTTCTCTTTCTTGACGAAGATAACACCCACTTTATGGGTGTAGTCGGTGCCGGGGATACGGCGGGCAGTCTCCGTGCAGTGGACAGTCCCGCAATTAAAGCTACGCTGTTCAAAGAACGCACAGCCATTACAGGTTGCGTTCGGCACCGCCTTGTACTTGGCACCGTCCCATTTGACGTTGCCCTTCTTGGTCATCCGATACTCATAGTGCCTCCGGCGTGTTGTAGCGCCCACGGGCGCCATCGAATCGCACTTCGCAGCGCGGGTCCTTGGGTCCACCAAAGCGGTGCAGCTTGTTCTTGGTCATGCCCATGAACCGGCTGCCCTCCAGGGCTGGATCGTTGCTGGCGCCGATGGTCACAATGAACTCGGCTGCGCCTTGCTTGCCCGTCTTGCTATCCTTCAACATCGACAGGGTGGGGTACTGCAGACCATCGCCATCGGCGCTGATCTGGCTGGTCGCCAGCATGGGAATGTCGTACTTGACGGACAGGATACGCACCCATTGGTACATCGCTTCAAGCAGTTGGTCTGTGCGTTCGCCGCCGTTGGTGGTACCCCCGCCGAACTTGATGTTGTCCACCATGTCGAACACGACCAGCCCCGCCGGCGTCTTGCGCAGGATGTCCTCAATCTCATGGGACCAGAAATCGTGCACGTCGAACACCCGCACAAGGTCGATGCGCCCGCCCATCGCTGCGGCGTACAGCTCGTCCAGCTTGTGGGCAAAACCGCTGCCCTTGGAAGCAGGCTGCTGTACCAGCTCGACCAGTTCAGGGATGGTCAGGTTCAGGGCCGACTGGTACATGCGCTGGATGATGCGCTTGCCCGGCCCCTCGTTGTTCAGCCAGATGATGTGCCGCTCGTTGTTGTACATCTGCGCAACTTGCTGCGCCATGTACGACAGTTCGCTGGTGAGGAACGTGGTCTTGCCCTTGTCCGGGCGCCCAGCGATTATGCCGAAATCCCCACCGCGCATCGGGCGCATCGACAGGTTGAGGCAGGCCAGCCGCCAGTGCAGGCCCACGTCGTTCTGCTCGTCGGCCAGCAGGTCAGCGATGCGGGCGTCCACCCACGGCAGCTTGACCTTGCGGTTGGTGTTGCTCTCGAACTGCTCGACTTCGTTGCGCAGGGCAACGTACAGATCAAGCTCGTCGCCAGCGTTCCAGCGCTGCAGCAGGGCGGCCACGTTGTACGCGGTCTCGGCTGCAGTGAGGCGCTCCATCAGCCCGGCCTCCAGGCCCGGGGCCACGTCCTCTTGCACCTGCTTCAGCATGTGCTCGTACACACCCAGCTGCTCGGGCGTGAGGGTCGGGTGCTTCATCTTGAACCAAGAGAAGAACTCGGCGTGAGGTACGACGGCGGTGTCAGGGAACGCGGCAAAGAACGACTGGAAGTCGGCCAGGATGGTCGAGGTCTGTGGGTCCAGCACTTGCTTGGGGACCGCGCGGGCCAGCCGGTCGAAGCGGTCGCGCCGCTTGAGCAGGCGCAGTACGGTTAGGTCGAGCGACACTGCGCCTCCATGAGTTTGTTGATGGATGTGTGCGGGTCAAACAGGCGCACTCCACGGTAGGTGAACGCCTCACGGCACTCGTGCTCCTCGGTCTGCAGGGCTGCAGCGAGCGCCGTCTTGACCAGCGAATCCTCCGTCACAGGGTCGCTGACAAACCATGACCGGCCGTGCCACAGCTTGACAGGTGAGTCCGTGTCGGTGTAGTCCGGGGCGATGAAGCTCCACCACATTTCCACCTTGCTGGGTGAGCTGGAGTAGTGCAGGTGCCACCCTTGCTTGTATCGGACGGCGTCAAGGACTTCTTGTATAGCGACAGAGTTCATGCGTTGCAGCTCCAGTAGTTGGGTGTCCTGTCACAGCGCAGTGCCCAGCCATTGGCGTAGGCAGGGCCGCAGCTCACGAGCCCGACAGCGAGGCCCAGGATGCAGACGATTCGATACATGCAATGGTCTCCTGCTTGGTCAGATACTTGGGGTCCCGATGTGGCCGCGCTGTTGCGTGCCGCACACCGAGTAGGTCGAGTGCGCGGTGCGCCCCTCGAATGGCTTTGTCTCCACCTGCGTCGGGGTCGAACATGAACACGACTGGCCTGCCTTGCTGGGCTAGGTCGAGCAGCACACCAGCAGCTAGGGCTGTGCCCATGATGGACCATGCCTCGGTTACGCGTGAGACGCGAAAAGCGGACAGTATATCCTCGGTCAGCACGATCACCGGGCCGCTGCCGTACTTGGCGCACAGGCTGGTCTTGTCCACTGGTGGGTTGATGTACTTCGCGGAGTAGGACTTGCGGGTCCATGCCACGTCGCGGCCCTGCCAGTAGATGACCTCACCATCCCGATGCACCGGCAGGATTACCCGCCCAGTTGGCGGATGGTAGTACGCGCCGAGTCGTTCGATGTCGTCATTGGAGAGGCCCGCCTTATACAACCACACACGGGCGGCGCTCGGCCACGTCTGCGGATCATACGACCTTGGATCGGGTAGCGCCACCGACGACGAGGCCCGCACCTCGGCGTTACGTGAACGCTCCAAGGCAGCGAGCCTCTCCGATAACGACGGCGCGGGGTGCGGGATAAACCCCGGCTCCCCGCAACGGAAACACCACGCCGAGTACCCCTCCTCCTTGTTGGATAAGAGGAGCACTCGGCCTGGGCCACAGTCATGCTCGACCCGGGCACGTTGGCCTGGGCCGAGCTGCTCCGCCTGCTTGCGGAATGACTGCGGGTCGAGCATCAGGCAGCCAACCGCCGCACAAGATGCCCCTTGCCTGCGGTCGCAGCGATCAGCGCAGTGCGGTACCGGGCCTCGGCGGCGTAGGGGTACAGCGCAGCGCCGCCATTTCGGACGGCGCGGTCCCACGCTTCGAGGGCCTGCTTGTACGCGCCGCGCACGGCGCGGAGCGGGCGGTCCAGCTTGGCCGGAGGGAGGTCAGCGAACTGGCGCTTGCGCAGGGAGTACGCTGAGATGTACTCGGGACCAAGCGGGGCGAACAGGATCGCTTTGCCCTTGCTCTTGAGGTTCTTGATGCTCGCCATGTTGCTCTCCTTACAAGGAATGATCCGGGTGGTTGGTGCGCAGCCAGTTGCCAGCCGCGGCAGTGGCGCTGGTCACGTCGTCAACGCGCCCAAGTTTGTGCTCGCTGCCGTCGGACAGGATCACGACTGGCGCAACCCCGCCACGCCCCAGCGGCGGGCCGGGCGGGTAGGTGTAGGCGACGCGGGCCTGCTTTTTGTTGTCGTTACGCGGGTTGTAGTGGCTGTGCATCAGGTGCCCTGCTCTTCCACGACGGACACGGCGACTGCCGGAACCTTGACCACCTTGGTGTCCAGCCCCGCACCGGTCTGGATGGCGTAGGTGGCGGGCACCTTGTCGTTCTTCGGGGCGAACGCGATCACCGTACCGGTGAGCGTGGTGCGGTTGGCTCGGCCGAACTCGAAGGACACAGCGGTGCCCGGGGCGTAGCCGGTAACCTCGCGCTCAGCGGCCAGCGCCGCGGCAGCCTGCTCGGCTTCCAGCTGGGGGCGCAGCTCGGCGAGTTTGGCTTCGATGCCCACGATGGAGGCTTGCGCTGCGGCCAGGGCGGTTTCGAGCTTGGTGATTTGGGTGGCGATCTTGGACATGGTGGTTCCTTCTTGGTGGATCAGCGGTAGCTGGGGAGGGATTGAATCTCAGCGTACACAGCGGTGTGCACAGCGGAGACGTGGCGGGCTGCTTCGTCGGCAGCCAGGGTGGCTGCGCGCTTCTGCTCGTTGACACGACGGGACAGTTCGATCATGTCCCGTTCGTGGTTCTCAGCTGCGTCCTGCTTCTTGTAGGCTTCGCGGATGTTGCCCATCAGGTTCGCAGTGTGGATGCCCACGGCCTGCTTGACGACGGCGCGGCTGATCTTGGTGAGGGTGGATGCGATGCTCATGCGTTACTCCAGGGGGACGATGATGAACTGCCCGACGTAGGTGGGCGAGGGCTGCAGGGAGAAGCCGAGACTGTTCGCCAGCGGCTCCAGCTGGTCGCGGCGGATGCCCACGATCCCTTCGACGTGGCTGCGGATTGCCACATCACCTGCTACGACCCCACACAGAGTTCCGAGCAGCACGCCAGTAGCCACAGCCAGGGAGTGCCGGGCGTCCAGCTCTTCGAGCTGGGCTTGCCGGGCGGCGTCGGCGCTGTTCTGCAGCGCTTGGATTTCGGTGTAGTCCATTGTGATCCTTACAGGTTAGCTTTGATGGCCTCGGCCACAGCGATGGCGGCGTCGGAAGATTTGAACCAGATAGGGTCCTGATTCTTGGGGCTTATGACACCCACGTCGTACTTGCCGTTGGCATCGGGGCCTCCCACTTTGTCGCGGTACACCAGCACCACAGGGTACAGGCCCCCGGCACTGTGCGCTTGCACGCTGGAGCCATCGGGCAGGTGCCCTTGGTACACGGCGGTACTGGCGCTGCCTGTTTCGGCAGTGGGTACGGGGTAGTCCTGTCCCGCGATGGCAGCGCGGAACTTGGACGAGTCCCAGGGGCCAGTGTACCCACCAGTAGCTCGCGGCCCGTCAACCAGAACCAGATCATTGAAGCCGCGGCGCTCCGCGAAGGCGGTGTGGACAGTGAACACTGTCGTTTCATGGCCGGTGAATGTGCCAAAGCACCAGGAGTCTTTACGCACAACCTTGTCGCCAACTTTGAATGGGTTGCTCATAGGTACGGGACCTCCATGCCCTTGGTCAAGAAAAAGTGAACGATGCCGCGGCCACTGAGGCGCCGGATCAGAACAGTGTGCTCGCCCTCGCGGTGCAGCGCACGCGCCGTGGCATTGAGTAGGTCCACGAAGTTCAAGTTGATGCGCGGCGAATAGTCGTCCACGATGAACGTGTGCTGCCCCACGTTCTCATTGATGCGCTCCCCCGTTTCCGGGTGTAGCCAAGAGCCGACGCCCACCACCAGGGTAGAGCCGCCCGCGGCCTGACACAGGTGGAACAGCTCGTCAGCTATCTTGTAGCCCACACCGGTGGGCACGGTCAGTTGGTACTCGGTCACGTCCTCTCCTTTCCGTAGCGGTCCTGCTGCTGGCGCCGGGCCAGCCAGCTCTGGACGTAGTTGATGAGGTCCCGGGGCACGCCCCCACCAGAGGCGGCCAGCGTGAGGATAGTGTTGCAGGCGCGCTTCACCTGCGGCGGCGGGTCCAGAGCTTCAAACTGCTGCTGCAGGTCCATCGCCTTCGCAATTGTGATGCCGGTCATCAGTATCTCCAGCCGCAGCGGCGTGCGGCCTCGCGGCGCCTCATGACTTCGCCAGTGGTATCGCGGCAGTCCAGGGCATCCCGGATGTAATCGTAGCCGGGGCACGCAGCCAGGAACTCCGTTGCGTGCTGGTGCGAGAGCCCGGCGTCGTTGCGCAGCCGCATGTACAGCTCATCGCGGGCCAGTAGCGGGGGCGCCAGATCGAAACGACGGCCCGCCCACTCACCAAGACCGCCCAGCAGGCTTATCCACCCGGCTTCCGTGACGGCCCCCACTACCAGCACCGAGTCTCCACAGGCCCACGCACCGAGGTTGCGGTATTCCGGCTTCCGCTGTACGCGGTCGCCCACTTTGAACTTCATCATGTGTCCTCCAGGCGCCACAGCGGCGCAGGTTGCGTTAAAACGGCCTCTCCCATACCTGGGTAGCGGCAGAGCACGAAACGCTCTCCAAGGCCCGCATTTTACGGGCTATGGGCAGGGTTCAGTGTCACCAGAAGAACTCACCGCAGCACGGGCATCGGGGGTCAGTGCGCGGCAGCTGGGTCTCCCAGCGATGGCGGCATACGCAGCAAAACCAATTGGTCATAAGCGCCTCACATGCTGTAGGTGATCTTGCGATAGACGGCCAGGAGGTCGGCCTTTGTGTACCGGTGCACCTTCCCGTCGGGTAAGTACACATCGGCGTTGGTGACGCCCGCTTCCAGCCACCTGCGGGCCTCGACGAGCGCCCCCAAATCGGCCGGGCCCTCGGCGTAGATGGATACGGTCTGGGTGGTCATTGCAGGTACTCCCCGCGCTCCACGCACAGCTCGCGCTTGATGACCACTTGGTACTGCCCGACGTGGCACAGGGCCTGCTCGGGTACTTCCAGGGTGACGAAGCGGAAGCCCTGCTCTCGCAGCAGCGGGCGGACCCAGGCAGGAAACCACGATTCCAGCCGATCAGGCAGCGCCGCACAGACTTCGTCGTCGCGGATGTAGTAGCGGCCATCGGCGTAGGGCGTTGGTAGGTCGTGCCACAGGCAGGACGCATCATCATCATCATCCCCGGATGGGTGCTCGATGTTTTGCAGCCCGTAAAGCGTGCGGAGGCCCTCCGGGTGCTCGCAGCGGATGACCTGCATCATTTCCGCACCTCATCAACAAAGTGAATCAGGGCAGCGACGCCGCCGCACACCGCGAGGAAGCCCACGCAGTAGATGGCGACACGCATGAGAACGGGGTCGTCAAACATGGTTACTCCAATCCGTGAATCAGGTAATGCTGCACCAGATGCGCGACAAGTGGAATCTGGCGGCGGTCAAAGTCGGGATTCCATCCGGCCTGCCTGGAGCTGAGCTTGACGCACTCACTGACGGTAAGCCCGTCGCCAAAATCGGTCGTGGTGCTGTACGGCCCAAACACAGAGCCCCCTTCGTACAGCGCCGCACTGTCCCAGCAGTACGTGGCGCCGCAGTAGCGAAAACGCACGGCCAGATGCGACCGAGACAGCCCGTTGCGGTCCCAATCCTTGCAGCTCCCGGGGCGGGTTATGTTGCCGCGCACCACAGCGGCGGGCTCCTGATTCCAACCGCCCACCGGCGTCACAACTTCGCACAGCACGTCAAGAGCCTGAAGCGCCCTGCCGACCTTACCAGCGATCACGCCGCAGCCGCCGTAGTTGGGACTGTCGATGTGCTCGGTTATGGCGACGCCCAGATTCTCCAAACGTCGCCGGAGGTCGTCGATTCCTTTGAGTTTTTGCATGGTTACTCCTATGAGCAGAGCACGGCGCTCTCACGAGGTCCCGGTGCACCCAGAACCAAGTGGCAGCGTCCTGCCCGGCTTGTCACGCCCCGTGCTTAGGTGCGCTCCCGGCGGTGCCGGATTGGAGACAAGACGACGTTACCTACGACGGGTCCATGCACTGGTGACGCGCCAGCCCTTTAACGTGATAAGGGTACGGTCCACTTTGTACGGCGTGGATGATACCGAGAGTGCCCTGCCATCCTCTGGCGTGCTCACTTAGGCCCAGCGTTGTCCCCCGCTGGGTTGCTTTCAAGCGCTCTCCAAGGCCCTCCGAAGAGGGCTATGGGCAGGGCTTAGATGGCAGGTGACTTCCAGAAGTGAAAGGCTTGTTTGTTGACCGGCGCCACGAATCCGAAATCATCGACCACACCAAGGCCGACGTAAACGTCGCCGTGGAATATGGCCCATACGTTGTCGTGCAGGGCCGTAGCTGGTTGCAGCCAAGTCATGTTAACTCCTTCGTAAAACATCCAGACAAACCCCGGCCCGCGAGGTTTGTGCTTGAGGCTTTACAGCGTGGCGGCGCCGACGGCCTTTTCGGCGTCAGCGGCCTTGGCCTTGAGGCCAGGCTTCGTGGGCACGTCGGACTCAGGGATGCCCACGGCCTTCGCCATCGCCTTGAGCGTGGCTTGATCGGGCATGTGCTCGACCTTGGTGCTGCGCTCGATGTGGCGCAGCATGGCCTTGAAGGCTTTCTGCACGTCGAACACATCGTCGATGGCTTTGTCCTTCTTGAGGTCGTACCAATGCGTGGCCGTGGCCTTCGCAAGGTTCTCAGCGGTCATCATGGGCACACGATCGGCGTCGTGTACGAAAGGCTGGTCGGCCTTCGTTTCCTTGTTCGTATTGACCTTGACGGCCACGAACTTGAGCATCCAGTCGGCGAGCGCCAGCCCGCGGCTGCCCTTCGGCAGTGCGAGGAACAGGCGGTTCACCAGCCCGGTGTCCTTGTGCTCCATGTAGTGCGTCAGCACGTCCACAGCCGTCGAATGGATGGCGGCGTCGAGCTTGGCACCTGCCGTCTTGATGGCGGTGATCTGCTTGGCGATCTGGGCGGAAGTTTTCATGATTGCATCCTATGGTTGACCTGCGGAATGCAGGCTAGACTACCCGTAAGCATTCACGTTGAAGTGCCCGGTCCTTTGGTGTACATCTGGCGAGGTGGTAGCGGGTTACCGACGATCTTATCCCGGAGGATTCACGTCGCAGAGCCTGCCCCTGTGTCTGTTCAATGTAGACCAAAGCCCGAAGGCCAACAAACTTACAGATAGTCTAGACTGCATTCATGCAGTCTGTATGTGAGCGAGACATTCCTCATGCCCCATCGTGTGTAGCCCGTTCCTGCTCACTGCGGCCCTTCCCCTTATGATCGGGTACTCCGGCGACATTGCCTGTACTAAGGTATGGTCGTGCACAGATGCCCCTACCGGCGCCACCTGTGAACTGACATAAACACGTCCAGAGCCCACTACCTCAGAGCCACACGTAAACCCACACCAAAGCGCCGCAAGCGGTCTTACCCATGATGTAGTGGTGTGGTCTTCAATAGCGACCGAGACAACCTGAAAACTCAGGCTTAGCGCAGACTGCGGGTTACGCAGCTGTAATAACGCGCCGTATCTAGTCGTGATCCACGTCACATACAATTTGCCTCCACTCGCAGTCTAGGGGAAGCACCCCTAAGTCGGTCAAAGCGGCGTCTGATTGCAAAGCCCGCCACATGGCGCAGTTACCCGCACCACATGGTAAACCATGTGATCCGCCCAAGGTATCGTTGACGAGTCTACCCTTGGACTTTAGATGCACCTACCCATCACGGGCTATGGTGCACCCTTGAGCTGCAGCGATATGCAGCGATCTATCTCATAGCCTACAGTGTATCACACTGCGGGCCCATTGTCAACCGTCTGTGTTGATACGGCATTATCCGATTCCCCACAATCTGCATTGACTTACTAACTGAGCCTACAGTGTATCACACCTTGGCCGCACTGTCAATCCCTAGCGGGTAACATACCCGGGACTGTCATCCAGTGCGGCATGTAATCCAATACCTGTTTACCCGTACTGTTTGAACCAGTGAGCCTACAGTGTATCACACTGTTTGCCTATCTGTCAACCCTTGCGGTGTGCACTGTCACCAGTCACCCGGTGTCACTATTGTGGTCCCGGGCTATCCACATTGTCTAGCTCCGGGTTTCCATGCACTTATTCCGTCTGGGGCATCCAGTATAGCACAGTGTCTGCACCATCTGTCAACCCTAGGGTCCTGCAGTGTTGCCGCTGCAGAGCCTGCAGTATAGCACAGTGATGCTTACATGATCCTTACAGTCTGGTCCTGTCTGGGTTCCCTTGGGGTTCCTTGTGGCTTGCCCCGGGATAGATGCAGCATGGCGCCCACCTATCCCCCGGGATTCGCATTCAACGGCCTGAAGCCGTGCCCCGGTATGGTTCTTCATTATACGTACCGGGTTCTCCCAGGGCAAAAAGATACAGATCAGCCCCGCACACGGCCACACCCAGCGCGCCCCCGCACAGAAGCCCGCACAAGCCCCGAACAGGCCCCGGGGCTACCTACCCCAGGGCCAGCCCATGAAAGCCCGCCACAGGCCCGCCAGAGCCCTCCCAGAGGCAGCAGACAGGCACGCGGCCGGGCACACTCACGCGCACGGTCCGCCCGCGTTGACGCGCGTGGTACGCGGGTGCGCGCGCAGGCCCCACGGGGGAGCGGGGGTGGAGAGAAGATGGAGCCCTCCCCTCGCTTATGCTACCCAATTTTAGGCCGGGGCCTTGAGCTTACTCACGACGTTAGCCGTAAAGAACCCACCGACCAGCGCCACAGCGACAACACTGTAGACTCCTGGGTCGATCTTGCCGCAGAACACGAGCAGGCTATTGCTCAGTGTTCCAAGCAGGAACGCAATCAGCTTCCGCTTACCGATCATTGCACGACATCCGACAAGGCGACACGCACGGTAACGCTACCGGCCGTGCCAGCAGTACGCCGCACGCGGAACTCGGTGTAGCCGCAGACGGGCACCCACCAACCAAAGGCGGGTAGGGCGGAGATAGCCGCAGTGGCAGCGAGGCGGGTAGCGTAGTTGGTCGTGTTGGTTGGCATCAGGTTAAGGGTGAGCCAGGGATCGGCGGGACCGATGCGCCCCTCGGCGACCAGAGTGATCCCAGCTGCGGCAGCGGCTGCAATGGGGGCGATCAGGACGGAGGCGGCATCCCCTACCGAGAGGGTCGGGGTGGTGTCGCCGTTGACGGCCAGGATGGTGCCCACGCCAGAGGCGGCGCTGGCGTTGGCGGTGGCAAAGGAGCGACGGCTCATTGGTACACTTTCTCGGCCCACTCGCGGAGGGCGCGCTTGTCGATGTTGCACGCCTCGACCGCGGCCTCGTAGGCACGCAGGAGGCGCAGGAGGTCGCCGTTCGTGGCGACAGGTAGGTCAGGGTGCGGGCAGTCCTGCAGGAGCGTCTGCGGGGGCGCCAGGGCCGTCAGCTGGGGTGCGCTGGCGCAGCCAGTCAGCAACGCCAGGAGGCACAGGCTGGTCAGCCCAAGTGCGGTTGTCTTGGAGAACACGGTCGAGGTCCTTCTGGCGCTGGGCCTGCTGGCGCTGCAGCTTCCGCAGCTGCTGGTCGCGGTCGGTGATGATGGCCTCAGCCAGCTGGTGAGCAAACCGGGCGGTGTCCCGCTCAGCCGTCACAAGCTGGATGTCGGCTTGGAGGGCGGCGATGCGCCCGGATTGGGCCCAGGCAAAGAGCCCCAGGGCCAAGGCCACGGCAGCAAGGGCGGCGGTCAGGTACTTGGTCATCTGCGCTTTCGGGTCAGGTACTTGGCGAGGTCCGGGTTGTCGTGCAGCACGCCCAGCAGGCCGGTAGCCAAGGCCGTGACGTACCGCTCCTCGGCGGCGGTGTAGGGGCGCCCCTGCTGACGCAAGACGGCGTGCATGACCTCGTGCAGCACGGTATCCTGCTCGTTGCGCAGGGTCTGACCGGGATGCACGAGGATCGTGTGGGTGGCTGGGTCGGAGTAGCCGACTGCCTCAATTGCTGTGAGGTCCTGCTCAAGGACAGCCCAGGGACAGCCGGCCACGTTCACTTCGGCAGGTCGCGCAGACACAGAGTGGCCTCCTCGGTGCGCCGCGCCTCCAGGCCGCGCAGCTTCTTGCCCCCAGCGTACACCCAGCGCAGCATCTGGCGACACGCGCCAGCACGGTCACCGGTGAGGTACAGCCGGCGCAGCGAGCTGTTCTCCACTTTAGGGGCGCCAACGTTGAACACGAAGCTGGTGTACGCATCAACCTCACCCTGCGTCTTGGGGCCGGGCAGAAGGCGCTGCACGTCACGATAGGCGACGATGGCATCCTGCTGCAACAGCGAAAGGCACTGCGCGTCGGACTTCCACTCGCCGCGCTTGGCGGTCGCGGTGTGCCCCACGCAGACGGTCGGCACAGCCCAGCCGTGGGCCGGATCGGCATACGTCTGATTGACCCAACCTTCGTGCTTGGCAATCAGGCCCAGCCCAGCGGCGGACACAGCGCCCGCCGTCAGGGTAGCAATGAGCTGCTGCCGGGAAGCCATTAGCCAGCGGCCACGTTGGCGGTGGGCGCAGCCAGGGCCGCGGTCAGGAACACATGCAGCGGGTCCGCCGCGGTCATGTCGCCCACCAGGGCGGCATTGCGCTCCTGCTCAGTCAGAGCATGGGCCACCGCGGCGCGGAGGCCCTGGCCGGTGCCGTACTCGGCGATGTTGGGGAGTTGGTCAGCGGTCATGTCACTTGCCTTTCTTGGTGGAGGGGATCAGGTCCTTGGCCTTCATGTGCGCCAGCAGCGCCTCGAAGAAGGCAGACAAGTCGGCGCCAGTGGAGCCGGGGGCGCCTTGCAGGTCGCGCTGCACCTCGGTGTAGTTGATCGCCTTGGCGACCTCCTGGCAGAGGCGGGGGCCGTTCGGCAGGAGGCCGGGGCTGGGCATTTCTTCTTGGCGCATGGTCATCGTTTGTATCGGTTGAAGAGGGAGCCACGAGCTTTGGGTGCCTCGTAGCGTTTGTGGCCGAGCGGGTCGCTCAGCCGTTCTTTCAGGTCGCGGGCGCGCTGCGCCTCCACGACGCGGGACTGATCCTGGGCCAGCAGCCGCTGCCAGTAGCGAACAGCGCCTTCCACGGCATCCAGTCGGTCATCGTGGACGAGACTGCCTGCATCCTTGGTGATCTTCGCCAGCTGGTGAAACAGACTGTAGGTCAGGCGCTTGGCGGGATCGTAGCGCGCACAGTCCTCGGCGTCCCGGATAGGGACACCTTCGTGAACAATCAGCCGACCGGCGTTGATGACTGGCTCCAGGGTAGCGATGATCCGCTTCTCCTTCTGACCGGTCACGTAGTCGTCCTCGACGGCGCACTCATGCACGCGCCGCAGGATCGGCAGGAACACTTCGCGGAACGCGCCATATCCCATGTTCTTTTCGATCTGGACAACCTGGGGCTTCCACGCTACGATGCGCGCGGCCAGCTCCTCCATCACCGCTGTCGAGTAGCCGCCCGGAAGGCCTCCCGCGTCGAGCAGGAAGATGTTGCCGTTCAGGAATCCTGTGATGGCGTAGGCGGTCTCGTCGGCGTTGGCGCCACCACCGGCCGGGTCAATGTACACCATGATGCCCTGCAGCCGCGCGGTCTCCTTGGAGAGGTCGTGCGGCGACTGCATCTTGAAGCCATGGCTCAGCACGCGGAAGTCCCGCAGGGTGGCCCCACCGAAGCCGCGCACGATCTGCATGGGCATGACCTGCTGCACCTGCATCACAACCAGCTGTTCGGCCTTGAGCGGGTAGCGCAAAGCGTCCACAAGTCGCGTGTTCAGCATGTGCTGCAGCTGGAAGTACGACGCACCCTGATCCAGTTCCTTGGCCTGGAGCTTGCGCTCGTCCAAGATGATCGGGTCAATGGGCTGCCCCTGGTCGCCTAGCATCCCGCCACCAAAGGCGAGGGCAGGGTTCTGCTCCAGGCGGTGCCGCAGCAATGGGGCCAGATGCTCTCCGTAGTTCGCCAGCTGCTCTGGGTTCGGGTAGCGGCCCGGCCAGATGCGGACGGTGACGCCGCGCCCCGGTAGGGTGTTGTAGATGGACTCCGACGACTGCGGCGTGCCCAGCCAGAGGATCCGGCCCGAGCTGCAGATGGAGGTGAAGTCCAGGGTAAGGTGCAGTAGCTGCGCCCGCTGCACCGCCGTGGTCGAGTTCTTGGTAGACTCCACGTCGTCGGCCAGCAGGATGTCAGCTCGCTTGCCCTGCAGGTTGGACGTGATGCCAACGCACGCCACGGACGGGGACTTGTCGATACCCTTGAGCGAGTAGTGCACATCGAAGTGCTCGACAGAGCTACGGTCGCCGTTGGTGGTGTCGGGCCTCATGCACTCAAGCTCAGGCATCGTCAGAATGATGCGGATGACTAGGGTACTAATCTCAGACGCCTGCGCTCCGCCTGCGGACAGGATCAGGACGCGGCTCCGAGGATTGTGAATGATGGACCACACGCAGAACGCCGCGGCAATGGTCGTCTTGGCCTGCCCGCGCTGAGCCTGCACCATCAGGTACTGCGGCCCATGCGCCAGAAACATGGCGATGTCGTGCTGGATTTCAGACGTGCTGAATCCCAGCATTTCCATCACTGCTTCAAGGAAGGTAACAAACTCGGAGTAGTGCCGCTGCACCACGCCGAGTTTCTCCCAACGCAGCAGCGCGGCAACGTGCGCTTCACGGGCAGCCATCAGTTCAGGCGCCCGTCAGGAAAGTGCGCAAACGGATCGGCCAGCGCCGGGCGTGGTGCCTTAGCTTGGCGCTTCTTCATCAGCTCTTCCAGTTCCTTGAGGGCGTCGTTGCCTGCTGGCGTGGCGGTAATGTTGTTGTTCTTGAGGAAGGCGTTGGCAGCGGCCAGCTCAGCCGCAGACGGGTACACCGTGCGCGTGCGCGGGTTTCCGTCGTTGTCCAGCAAGGGCTCGCCTGCCACGATCAGAACTTCCTCACGCGGCAGCAGTAGCTGCTTGTACAGCTCCGCGAGCTGCCGGTGCACCGCACCCAGGTCGTCAGTGCTTGCTGTCATGGTTGTCCTTTCGATGGAGGAGTTTGTCTCGCAAGAGGAAGCCGATCTGGAGCACGGTATAGACCGCGGTCAAGATCAGGACCCACTCATGGAGCGTCACGCCCCAGAGACTCAACCCCGCCACGGTGACAGGAGGGGTCGCTTTCGCGGCCTCAACGGCCAGCTCATGGAAGGTAGTAGTCATAGCTCGTGTAGTAGAGCGCTCCGTCAATCAGCGACCGATACAGCGGGGAAGCTGCACAGGGCGGGAGTTGGTTTTGCGCAGGGCCAGTTTCATCAGTTGCTCACGTCAATCATGCGCAGCTCGGAGAATCCGCAGACGTTGCCTCCGCTCTCCGTGACTTCCCTCAGGAAAATCTGCGCACTGGTGTTCGAGCCGCTGAACCAGTACCCGTCTATCCGGGCGGGCGTGGTGCTGTTGGTGGTCGGACTGTCCCACAGCTTCACCGTCACGGCCGCATTCCAGACCTGTACGCCAGCAACCGCACCGCCGACAGACACATCTGCCATGCAGGTTATGCGATACAGCGTGTTTGCCTTGACTGATACCGTTTGCGCGGCCCAACTGTTGGCTATCACGATCTTGTTTCCGTGGCCGTAATGGCTGATCGTTGCCCCGCTGGTGATGGCTGCACCACCGCCCGCAGTCCAGTCCGTTGGAGCACTTCCGGCGCCTGCCGTGAGCGTTGCAAAGTCTGGATTCTTGATCGCCACCGGGTAGCGCACGGCGTCTTCGTTGATCCCGTTTTGCAGTGCGCTGTTTGTGCTTCCTGAGTAGGCTTCTGTAAAGCCCAGCACGGTGTTTGCGTTCGTCAACCCGCCCATGCTGTTGCCGCGGTACTTCACGCCCCCCATTGCAAGCACCGAAGTTCCCGCCTCTCTTGAAACGCAATTCGCGGAAATGCCGGCGACGGTGAAGTAAAAAACGTTGTTCAGCAGCCGGCTTCTGTTCGCCGTGCTGGTTATCAACGTCCCAGCGTAAACAATGCCATCCTTGCCGGTGTTCGACATGTTCAGATAGCAAGACTCTAGCGACACGTCTCCGAGATTGTTTTCGATGCGGACATGCCCCAAGTCGTTGCGCTCGAAGTAGCAAGACCGGCAAACCAGATCAGCAAAGGACGCACCGGACGTGCGCTTGATGTAGATGCCCCAGCCGTCGTTGTCTTCAAAGTCGCAGCCTATTGCGTTGTTGTTCACGCAGTTGGATGTAGCACCGACGATGGCGAAACCGCCAAGGCTTGCGCGGTTGAATGCCACGCCATTGAAATTGTTCATATTACCCTGGAAAAGGAATGCGAACTCTCCGCCGGCCATGCGTCCGCCGTTCCAGTTGCAGATGTAGCAGCGAGACGCCTTGACAGCGATAGCCCCGACACCAGTGCTGGTGTTCTCCACCCGCAGCCCGTTGAAGTCACAGTAGACCGCACCTTCAATGGTCAGGATTGCACCGCTTGGGTTGCTTCCGATGATGCGGCCATGGCATGTGATCGTTTTGTTGTAGGCGTCTTTTGTTGCGGCGGTGCCGGGGAAGCCAGCAACAAACCCGACCCGCAGCGCCGTGACTTTGAAATCAAGCGCCGGGATGTAAAGCGCCCCGCCTCGCTGGTCGGCGTTGCCTCGTGAAATCACAGCATCAAGAGCCGCCTGAATGTCTGCCGTCGCGTCATAGGTGGATGATCCAGCAAACAGCGCGGGCCACTCAGAAGGAGGGATGTAGCGCAACACGTTGACGCCTGCTGGGGCCTTTTGCTGCGCCCAATCAATCGCGGCCAAGGCGTCTGAGACTTTTGTGAAGGTGTGCGCCGTTGTCGCCACCATTTCATCACCCTTACCACTTGTAGGGCTAGTCAGGTCGGCGCGAACTGCAGCGGCCTCGGCTGCTGAGGTGGCGGCGGCAGCGCTGCTGGCTGTTGCACTTGCGGCGGCGGCTGTTGCGCTGTTGGCGGAGGCGAGCGCAAACCCGCCCGCGATGCTGGCGCCCTCCTGGGCCGCCGCCTGCGACAGCGCCGCAGAGGCAGCAGAAGCGGTGGCGTCTGCCTGGGCCGCTGCGGCACTCAGTGCTGCCGCTTCCACAGCCTGCAGCACATCCGCCACTTGCGTTGCTTCGATCTGGTCAGCGGACTCCGCGGCAACAAACACTGCTTGCTGCGCTACGAGATCGAGGTTGTTCTCGGCAATCCGCGCGCCGTTGGTGAAGTCCACCAGCGGCTGGTCTTTTGGGGTGTCCCGGTACACGCGCAGGATGCTACCGGTGGGCACCACAACCGGGAGGCTGAGGCGGTAGGCGGTGACAAAGTTGTCGTCGGTAACGGCCACCGGCGTGCGCAGGTAGGTCACCGGATTGAAAATTTCGGCCTTGACGTGGGCCGGGCTGATGTACCCACCGGCAAAATTGAAGTCCACCACGGTGGGGGCGGCGCCTGTGCCGGGGAACTCGTTGATGGTCAGGTAAACGGGGTTGGCCATGTGGCGCTCCTAGTAATTCGTCATTATACGTCCCGGCAGGAGGGGCCGTAGCCCCTCCCGTCAGTCGTCAGATTTCAGCAGCCCCAGGATTGGGGCCACCATTGGCAGGTTGCTCAGAGGCAGCTGCCGCGCGGCGGTGTACAAGTCGGCCTGCCCGCGCGCTACGCGCAGGCCCGCGTCGATGCTGCCTAGGGCCGGGACCATCCCTGCCACTCCGCCAGAGCCGCCGCGGGCGCCAAGACTCGCCTTGAGGTCGTCGTTCCACCCGCCCGCTACCGAAGACAGCAGCTCCAGAGAGTCGCCGCCCAGGCCGGACATGGACGAGTAGTTCATCAGCGCCGTCACCATCGTGACCGGGCGCCGCGCCTGCTCAAGGTACGCCTCGCGGTCCTCGCGCCCCAGGCTGTACAGCTCCGTGCGTGCTAGGTACACAGGCAACGCGAACGCCATCTGTGCCAGCATGACCCCAGCGGCGTAGCCGTAGGCGCCCGCCCCCGCACCGTAGTTCATGCGGGTGCGCGCCCACTGCTTCTCCATAGAAGTCAGGCCGAACGTGCGCAGCTGCAGGATCAACTTCGCCACGTCGTCATGCGCCCACGCACCACGCTCGCCGATGAACGAGCCCTGGATGATCTGTCCCACCCCGCGGTGCACGGCCTGCAGCAAGTCGTTCTGCGCCTTTACGCTGCTCAGCTGGGTGATGTCAAAGCCAACGGTGCGGCCCTGTGCATCCTTGAGCAACGCCCGCGGCAGGTCCGCCTTGACGGCAGTCGCCAGCGCAGCGTCAATACCCATGTCGCGCAAGGCAGCCGTACTGTCCCCAGCGGCGATCATGTCCAGCGCCTTCTTGACGATGGACTCTGCGACCATGCGGTGCTGCCCGGCCATGATGCCACGGAAGAACGACAGCTGGTTCTGTAGGTAGTTGCCGCTGCCAAGCAGGCGCTGGGCCAGGGAGTTGCCTTTGCCGTAGGCGCGCAGCAGCTCGTCAGGTGGGTCCAAGCGGGCGACCATGTTGAATGGTTCCATGCCGAACTCGAAGCCCTGCTCGCGCTCGAAGCTCGTGAGCCACGGATTGTTCACCACCTGTCCGCGCTTGAGGCGCCCGACCTCGCCGATTTTCTGGGGCAGGATCGCCACGCCTTTGAGTAGGGCTGTGAACCCCAGGTGATGGATCATGTTGCCCATTTCGGCAAGCTGCGTGAAGCCCATGCCGCCCAGGCGCTGCAGGCGTACCAGCGACGACAGGTTGGCAGCCACTGCGCTGCGGCGCTCGCCTACCCACGGTGTACCCAGGAACTCAGCGAACACCCGCTCAAGCGCTGCAACCTCCTCGGGCGCTGCCCGCAGGTCGCCTTGCGCGGCGGCGATGTCGTTCAGGATGTTGTTCACCCCACGCTGTCCAAGCACGTTGAACTCGGCCAGAGCCGAAGCACCGGCCACCCGGTTGGCGTGTTGGCGCGTCAGCACCTCCACGTCGGTCGAGTAGTAGTCCAGCACGCGCTTGCCGTTCGGCAGCACGGCCAGCAGGTCCACGTCCAGGCGGCGCTTGTTCTGCGGCTGGGCACCGACACGATCCAGCTCGGCGCGAGCACGGCTATTCAGGCTACGGGACTGCAGCTTCATCTCCTCCAACGTGTCACGCACGGCGGCGGTCGGGCTTTCCAGCGCCACAAAGTCCACGCCTTTCTGTCCGTTTGCACGCTTCTGCGCGCGCTGCAGGTAGTACCGGCTGAACTCATCGCTGAACTGCTTGCTCCAGCCGTAGGCCGCTTGCCAGTGCCCGCTCATGTGGGCAGCCAGCTGCTCCAATTCCAGAGGTGCGGCTGCAGCAACTGCTTCTCCGCGCAGCGCCTGCGGGGCGTACCCCACGGCGTCAGGCGGCAGCAGACCAGAGCCCAGCGTCGAGGCTGCCTTCTGAGCATCCAGGCTTCGCTGGTACACGGACTGCAGCTGGTCAGCAGCGGCGCGCACGGCGGCGTCGTTCGTGAGCGCGTTGCCGTAGCGCCGGTTCAGAATCTCGACGTACACATCCTTGTCGAACTGGCGCTTGACGTTGCCGGTCAGGTGGTCCTCCACGACACCCCCGCCATTGCGGCGGCGGTAGTCAGAGTACGCCTGCCCGTACACTGGCAGGGAGTTGCCCATTATCCGACGGTGCAGCATTTCCTTGCGGATAGCTGCGCTCTGTCGGCGCCCGGCCGCGCCTGTCGTGGTCTCGGTCAGGATGCCGGCCATCATGCGGACGATGGGGTTGGCACTGGCTGCCATCTTGAGGCCATCCGACACGAAGTAGTCCCGGGCCATGCCGCCCTTCTTGGCGAGGTCTGCGGCCAGGGTCTTGAGGCGCTCCGTGTTGATCGGGTTGCGCTGCAGCCAATCCTGGGCGTGCTGATACATCGCGGCAGTGTGGCGCTGCGCCAGTCGCGCATGCTGCTGCGGGCTCAAGCCCGGGGCGCTGAGCACCGGGCCGTAGCCCGGCTGGTCCGCTGGCCGCGCCCACGTTACACCCTCGGGCAGGTCCTCGCCGTAGCGAATCATGGCCTCAATCAGCTGCCCCGCCTCTTCGGCTGCGGACATCGGAGCACCCGTGGTGCGAGGCAGCCCCAGCAGCTTGAGCACCGCACCCCAGAAGCGATCCAAACCGGTCGGCTCTGCGTAGCCCTTGCCGGGCATCTTCGCCAGTGCGCTGATGGTTTCGCGGTCGGACATGGCCTGGGCCACGAACTCGTCCACGTTCTTCGTCGCGTAGTTGGCGCCGGTACCCACCTTGGGGTTGTACTGGCCGTCGCGCTGCAGTTGGTCGATCAGTCCTGCGCGCAGCTCTTCCAGGCGATCGTATGCCTTGCGCATGGCCGGGGTAGCGTACTTGCTGCCGGACTGCACAGCGATGATCGCCTTTGCCGTAGCCGCGTGCACAATCTCGTGCACCGCAATCGCAAACTGGTTGCGGTTGTTCAGCTTGTCGCGGGCTGGTAGGGATTTGGCGTCCTTGCCCGGCAGCACCAGCCGGTCGGTGAGCGGGTTGTAGCTACCCCGCTGGATGCTGCCCGACACGCCATCCCGCGTGCCAGTCGCGGCGTCGAACTCGGCAACCATGTCCTTGATCCGCTTTGGCAACACTTCCAGCAGGCGGGTAGCCGTCATCCGCGCCAGCCCGGCCTCGCGCACGGCATCCACGCCGTTGCTAGCGTTGGCCTGGAGGCTGGCCGCGTCGGACTTCAAGCCCTCGCGCAGCACGTCCTCGACGCGCATAGTGCTGCTGATCTGCTCCCCTGCCGGGAAGCCGTCAGCCTTGCGCTGGTCTTGTCGTACAGGGGCGCGGTCAGGGCCGGGCAGCTCTTCGATGGCCTGCTCCAGCTGGTAGACCTCAGCCTCAATCTCGCGCAGGCGCTGGGCCTGCTCCGGGACGGCGGCGTCAAGGTCGAGGGCCTCGGTCTGCAGGGCGTCGATCTGCGCCATGTAGCTGTCTGCGGCCTCGGCGGCTGCAGGAGCCTCGTCAGGACCATCAGGCTGGGTAGCCATTGGCTCGTCAGCTGCGCGGCTGGCAGGGGCCTCTGGTGCGGCGGCAGGCACATCCACATCGGGCAGATCGCCGTCGTCTAGGCGCACATCCTCGGCCAGCCCGTGCGGGACGGCCACGTCGTTACCACGATCCAAGGCGTTGCGCGGGGTGCTAGCGTCGTGCACGGCTTCCCGGATGTCCTTGGCCTGGGCCTCGATCACCGCCACGGGGTCCTTGCTCATATGCGTCTCAGCGTTGCTGATGGCCTTGGCCTCGATGTCGCGGGCGTGGATTTCCAGTGCACGCTCTGCCGCCTGCCGGTACGTGCCCCGCGCGAACGGGGTGTATAGCAGGGCACCCATCGCCGTACTCATGGCGTAATCCTCGACGGTCTTGACCTGTCCTCCAAAGTCCTGTCCGGCTTCCCACAGCAGGTTGCCCACTGCGGACTCGGCAGCGGCGGCAGCAACCGCGGCACCAGGGCGCCCTGCGGCGATCATGGCAGCGTGGCCGATCTTGGCAAGACGGAAGCCCTTGACTGCGGCGCCACCGGCCAGCCACGAGAATGGGTCAACCAGCGATACGGCAGCCTCAGCTGCAAAGCTCAGCCCGGCGCCTGCGTTGCCGTAGCGCTCGTCCTTCTTGCGCCACTCCAAAATCTGAGCGCGGGCCTGTTGGGCCTGGGCGCCGGACTTGGAGTTCTCGCGCAGGTACTCCGCCTCGGCGTCGGTCATGGGCATACCATCGACCACCTCAAGGTAATCGCGGTGATCCCAATAGTTCCAGTTCGGGTCCTCGTCAGCCTTGGAGAACTGCCCCACGACAGTGAACAGGCTGTTGGCCCGGCTGTCGTCGAACTTGTCTTTAATGACATCGGAGAATCCAACACTGTTGCGCGCAGTCTCTGCCGCGACCTGGGCGGCGATGGCGGGCGTCAGGGTGTCGGGCATTGTGGCATCCAACCCCAGCACGCGGCGGGTGACCTCTGCCTGCTGGGCCAGTTGCGCACTAGCAACCGCGGCGGGCGCCGGCAGGGACACCTTCGTGCCATTCGGCAGCTTGGCGCCGTCCCACAGGGAGGCGATGTACCCACGGGTTTCCGGGTTGTCCCAGCGTGCCTCGTCCCACCCGCCGTTGTAGGCAGCGGTGGCCTTGATCGGGTCCTTGAACTTTTGCAGGTTCTCCTTCATGACGGCGTGCGCCATGACGAGACCGTCCTCGAAATTGTCAGGGTTCAGTGGGCGCTTGACCCGGCGCTCCAGCTCCGCCCGAGTCTTGGGCATCACCTGGAAGTGCCCCTCGGCGCCTGCTGGGCTGCGCATATTCTTGCCGCGGGCGGACTCTTGCGCCCACATGCGGTCGAAGAAGTGGCTCGGCAAACCCAAGTCTGCGGCTGCGGCCTGCATTGCCTGCTCGGGCGACATACCTGCAAAGTTCATGGTTGGTCCTTAACGGTTGATTTCAAACACAGCCGTGCTGGCTGCTTCTCGTTGCCGCGCTGCGGCTTCCGGGCCGCGCTGATGCTGCTGGTTCCTCGCGCGCTCTGCGGCGTTGCCCTGGCGTATGGCGGCGACTCGGGCGGCGACCTCGTCGCTGCTGATTTGGGCGAACACGGTGCGGCCCTTGGCATCGGTTGACTCGGCCACGTAGCGGGCCTTGCCGCCCATGTCGGGCAAGCGTAGGACCAGTCGCGTGGAGTCATCCCCGCCGGCCGCGGCCAGCCGCTCCTGTATCAGCGCATTGAACGCCCGCGCAGTTTCCTTGGGCGGCTGCTGCGTGTAGCTTTCCAGCGGGCGGTCTTTGGCCCCGGCTGGGTCCACGTTTACCACCGCCCGGCTACCTACAACGGCAAAGTGCCCGGCACTGGCGGCACGCCCATACGCCCGCTCGGCAATCACATCATCGTCTATGCCATACTCTGGGCGGGCCAGGGCCTCGGCGCCTACGATGTTGCCGATCAGCGCGGCGTCATGGTCGGGTAGGTCCTCGGTCCAGATGCTTTGCGTGGGATCAGCGGCGTACTTGTTGATGGCCTTGACTAGCGACGCCTTCTCAGGCGGACGCACACGCCCCCGAGCCGCGCGGACGGTATTCTTGCGGGACAGGAATGCCATTTCGGGGCGCGCGCCGGAGGCTACGGCGACCGTGAAGTCCTGCAGCTCGGCGTTCTGATCTGCTGTGAAATAGCTACCCCGCACGGCCTCGCTGCTGCTGGCCCACAGTTGAGCGAGCTGGGCGTACCCGGCGTTGAACTCCGCCTTGTCCGGCGTCGCCTGCGTCCACCATGAGCCCAGGGCGGCGCTGACGGACTCGAACTTGCGCCCGGGGAACGCGGACAAGAACGCTCCGCGCTCTTGCGGCTGCAGCTGCTGGAACTTAACCAACGCCGCTGCCTGCACTTGCTTTGGTGTAACGCCGCCGCTCTCCAGCTGCTCCAGCCGGTAAGTGCCCTGGCCTTGTGTCATCGTGCCATACACGTCGAACACGCCCGTACCCTGCTCGTTGGTCAGCCAGGATTCCTGCACAGCCTCCTCGTGCGCTTTCACCGCCTTGGCCTGGGCCTGCAGTGCTTGGCGCTCAGCGGCGCTCTTCGCGTTGCGGGCTGCAGCCACGTAGCTGTCGTACTGCCCGAAGGGGATCAGCTGCCCGTACTCCAATGGCACCCCAGCAGCAGCCGCGGCCTCCTCGTTGATAGCCTCAATGCCCTTCACGATGTCCTCGTCCGTGGCATCCGCGCGGTCCTGCAGGTCCAGCAGGCGACTCACGAACTGTGGCGAAACTTTGACAAGCGAGGGACTTGCTGCGCGCCGGATGGCGTTTTCAACTTTGGCCTTGTCGTCAGGCTGCAGCTTGTCCAGCGCGCCGGTCTCCCGCAGCACTTGCACCACGCGGAACTGCCCCGTGCTCGCTGCTTCCTCGAAGAAGTCCACAACGTCGCGTTCCCACGTAGGCAGGTTGGCCCCGTCGTTGGGCACGATGGTCTCCATCAGGCCCTGCTTAGCGAGGCTCAGGTCGTGCTCGCTGTGCATTCCGGGTTCAGCGGAGAACATGCTCTCCAGCTTCGCTGCACTGCTGCGGAAGGCCGCACCCCGGGAGTTGCGCGCTTCCTGCTGTTGCCATCCCACATGCTCCTTGGTGTGTCGCTTGATGAGAGGGACTGCGGCTTTGAACAAGTGCCCGCGGATCATGGCGTCCGTGGCGTCGTCTCCTGTCAGCAGCCCATCGAGTTCTCCGTAGAGCTTCCCGGGCACGGCGCTGGGCGGCAGCTTACGCAGCTCGTCCATGCGCCCCTCAGTGGCGGTCACCCAGGTGTCCACAACGGCCTGCGCTTGGTAGGCGCGGGCGCCCTCCACCGTGGCGCTGTCCCCGAAGATGCGGGAGAACGCCGGCTGCTCGGCTTTGAGGTCGTCCAGGGCCACACCCGACGCAGCCTTAGCCCACCCGTCGAGGAACGCCTGCTCTTCCAGCTTGTTGATTTCCTTGCCCAGGTGCTCCTGGCCCAGCCGCAACAGGGTCTGCAGCGTCTTGTCCTGGGCCTGCGGGATCACCACGTTGCCGGTAGGCGTGCCGCTACCGCCCCGCATCCCGGCCTGTACAGAGGCACCCTCCTGCCCGGCCACGTAGGCAACGGGGGCGCCCGGCACTTGTGCCGAGAACGCGCCGGGGCCGCGCTCCTGCCCGCCCCGGCCTTGCTCAGAGTATCCACTCCACATAGTTGATCCTTACTGCATACGGAAGCCAGTACCGCCTGTGGACTTGAACCCAAGCGAAGAGCTGGGCGTCGTTAGAGCGTAGTTGGGATTCTGCTGCGTGCTGTTGAAGAAGTTAGAGGCACCCTGCGCCAACTGCTGCGTGGCCGCGGGATTCTGCACCGCCCACTGTGCGACATCGAGCAGCCAGTTGCCCTGCACAGGCTGAGCACGGCTGAATGTCTTACCGTAGTCGATGCCCGCGTTGTTGAACGTGAGGTCGAGCCCTTCGATGCTTTGGGGCATGATGCCCGCGATGCGCTGCTTGGTGTCGTAGTCTTGGTAGGCCGCAACACGACCACGGTAGTTGGCCTCGCGCTGCCGCTTTAGGCGGCTCGCCATGTCCACTACGTCAACGCTCGCGCCTGCCGCCCCGGCCATTGCGGCATTGGCGGCGTAGGCGCCTGCCTGCTCGGCGCTTTGCAGCTGACTCTCTACGCTCTCCGCGACCACTGCCTCGCGCTGGCGCATCAGCGTCTGCACTGCAGCGGCACGCTGCTGGCCCGCAGCCTTTAGGCGGCGGCTGTTGTTCTCCGCCACCATCCAGTTTGCGAGCCCGGACACGGCCGCAGCCTCGATGTTTTTGCCCTCGCGGATCACGTTGCTCGCAGACGCTTCGGCGTTGAGCACAATGTTCTGTGCTTTCTGTTGCTCGCGCCCAAGCCAGCCCGCGAAGAGTGACATTGCCAGCGAGCCTGCTTCTTGTAGCATGGTCTCTCCTTACACCCGACGGGTGTTGTTCATGTACTGACCGATCCAGTCGATGCTGGTGATTGCCAATGGGTGCCACAGCTTGCTCTGGATGGTGGCCTCGTAGTCGCGGACTTCCCGCCCGACGATGACCCGCTGCACCCCGGTGCGGGGCGTCAAGTGGCCGACGTAGGCTTGGCCGAAAGTCAGCCCTGTGTAGTCTAGGGCCACGTTGTTGCCATACGGCGTGGACACTTCCACGCGCATCCCGATGCTGTTGGCGTAGGCCATAGCCAGGGCACTGATGGTCGTGCGTCCCGTTACAATCGGTGCGTCGTTGGAGTCCCGGGGGAATGGTGACGTTAGGCGGATACTCGACGTGAAGGGGAACCCCACGTACAATCCGGCGACATCTCCAACCTCGGCCCGCAGCGCTGCTACCGTCTCGGGGGTCACGGTCTGCACACCCTGCCACGAGGCTGTGGGCACCGTGGTGGCGCCGTAGGCACAGTGCATGGATGCGAGGTCCAGGGCACGGGCCGTCAGGTCAGCTGTCGAGCGGCTATCCAGATACGGCATCAGCCCACTGCCGGGCACCAGTGAGAACTCGTCCACAGCGATACGCAGCGTGCCTCCGCCACTGCGGGCAAATAGGACACGGAGGCGATCCCCAATGGTGCTCAGCGCAATCACACGCCCGGCTGCTGGGGCGAACGTCCAGCGGCTCCACGAGTCCAGCAACCGCTCTTGCGCGCTGTCGATGTAGCGGAACAAGTACAATGCGTCGCTACCTGTTGCCTTTACGACCACGGCCCCGGGCATACTGATCCCGACCGCGTGCTCCGGCGCCCCAGCGATGTAGCTAGATAGTTGCTGCGTCACCTCGGCGCTGTTCGTCGTGTCGTCGGTGTTGCCCACGGCAATCTGGTACATGCGGGTAGCCACGTCATCCGCCTTGGCGTAGAACACTAAGTCGCCTAGCGCAAACGGGCGGAGGCGCACAGCATCCCGGTGGGCGCTGGACTGTGCCATCGTGGAAGTGGCGGGCGTCAGGGGCACCTTGCCGCTGATAGCGTACTGCTGCTTGTCGCCGAACACGATCAGGCTGCGGTCGAAGAACACACCATGCCGCAAGGTGTCATCCTCACTCCCGTTGGCGTACATCTCAACCGGGTCGTCATCCGGTACGGTCAGTGCAGACACACGGTAGAAGTTGAAGTAGTCCCCGATGCGGGAAGCGTTGACCACGTTCTCGCTGCCGATCAGCAGACGATCTTGGAACACGCCCATGTACGTGACCACCCGCCCAAGGAAGTGCGGAGCGGGCGACGAGTCGGCGTCCCCGGCTACACGTCCGCCAATGGGTGGCACGGTGATGTCGTGCCCCGGTGGCAGGGAGGCTTCTAGGTCGGCTGGCGTGGCGCCTACGTACATCACGTCGTTGTGCACGAGGCCGATGCAGAACGGGTTGGCCGGTACAGAGTTGGTGGCCGGACACTCGGCCCAGGTGACAGAGCCCACGCTGGCGCCCCCTATGGTCGAGGTGCCTGTGCCGGTAGCCTTGAGGTAGTACGACTCATCTCCGGTTGGGGCCACCTTCACAACCATATCTACTGGCGCAGTGGGCGGCAGCTCGGCGGCATCCCTGATTTCGAGGAAGGTGCCTTTGAGCAGGCTACCATCCCCAGCATCATCGACCCGGAGGTACTCGATGTCGGTGCTGGCGACAACCACCACGGTGGCGCCAACCAGCCCGACATCGCCCACCGCCGCGCCCGCCGCGGCCAGCGAAGCGCGCAGGCCCTCGGCGATTGCGGCTGGCTGGATTGCTGCGGCGGCGGTGCCCAGCCATGCGGTGACGGCAGAGTTGTATGCGTTGATGCGGTCGTTGACCTTCTTCTGGTACTCCGGGTCAGACGCCAGGATGTCGCTCGTGTCCAGCGCCCCGCCATACGACGAGGCGGGAGTGGTGTACGTGGCCGTGACCTCGGTGCCGCCTGCTCGCTTGAACCGAACGGTGAACGTGCGGCTGTACGCCCCGCCGCGCACTTGCACCGTGGCTCGGCGCTTGTTGGTCGAGGTCCCCCATTGCTCGGCGGTATCGCTGGACGTGACTGTGCCGGTGTGGGCCAGCAGCAGGAAGCGGCCAACCACGGCATGGGCGTTCACGCCGCCTGCCAGGGCCGTCACTGCGGCATCGCTGATGCGCGTCTGCAGCACCTGCCCATCATGGGTGGTGGAGTACGCTCCGCGCTGCAAGCACCACACAGCGGGACCCGTGGCGTGCGCCCCGTGACCGCCGTGGCTGTGCCCGTGCCCGTGTCCACCGGCAGGCGCCGCGCCAGGACGGCGCAGCAGCACTGTCAGCTCCCGGTCCTCGATCTTGATGTCTTCGCCCCGGTAGCTGACCGCGAGGTCGTCCGCCGTGGTGTGCTGCACTGCGGTCTCATGGACCAGCACCGAGCCCTGGCGGCGGATCAGCCCACGCACCGGGTCGGAGAGCGTGTTGTCTTGTGCAGCGTGTTGGCCGGGCAAGCGCTCCTCGGGGACCTGCTCGCTCACGCCGCGAATGAGGCTCTTGTACGAGCCGCTTACCTTAGCCATGTTGGTTCCTTAAAACTTGAGCCGCCCTGCGAAGGGGCTCTGGCCTTGCATGTTGTTCAGCACGTAGGCGACACCGGGCCGAGTCAGCATGTTGGCGCGCACGTTGCGGATGTGCTCAGCGTTCATCAGCCGGTACGCCATCGTGCGCTCTTCCTTGAGTTCACGGGTCTTGAGGGCGTCCGCGTCGATGGTGTTCTGAAAGCGCAGCTGCGCCTCGGCGGAAATGTAGCGGCGGGCGCTCAGCGGCAGCAGGTCGAACGGCACCACACGATGCAGCCGTACCTCCACCGGGGCGTCGAACTCGTAGGAGCCCTTGTCGGTGTCGTACAGGTAGGTGCCGCGGAGGGTCACGCTGGGGCGGCGCGGGATTGTGTCGATGGCGGCGGTGTCGCCAGGAACCACGATGCGCTTGTTGCCGACCTGCGGCGTGAGCGTCGTGAACTCCGTGTTGAACCACCAGCGGTCTGCCTGCAGCAGCTCGTTGGTGTTGGTCAGTAGGCGCCGGGCGCCGGGCACAGCAGGGTGCGGGGTTTCCAGATCGTTAACAGGCAGCTCGCCCAGCAGGGCAAGGCAGTCGTTGACGACATCCAAGGTATCGTAACTCATTGGGTCTCCTAACGCAAAAAGCCCCCGCCTACCACGAGGGCAAGCGGGGGCTTATTTGGTTGATCCGATTACGGGATCAGGATGGCACCGGCGTACTCGGCGCGGTTGGGGCCGACCGCGAACGACAGGTGGCTGTCCACGAGCCAGCTCTTGGAGAGCTTGTCGTAGAAGATGTCCGATTCCAGCGGGATGGCTTCACCGGCCATGATGGCACGCGGCGAGAAGGCCAGGGCGCCCAGCTTGGTGAAGTCGCCGTCGTATGCGTTGCCGTTGCCGGTGTTGGACAACAGGTGGCCGGTGATGTTCAGGCCAGCGGGCAGGTTGTTCGAGCTGAACACGGGCACGCCGTAAGTCTTGAGCACCCATGCGTCGTTGACGCGGTTGCCAGCGGCGGTGACGTACTCGGTGTTGACCAGCTGCTCGGCCTGCACCAGGGTGTAATACTGCTCGGGCTTGACCACGATCATGACATCGTCGTTGCGCGGGTCCACGTCCTTGTTCTCGAATTTGACCATGAGGCGGGCCAGGGCAGCGTACAGCTTGGCCGGGTCCTGCAGGTCACCAGCAGCGGCCAGGGTTTCCTGCGCGCCGCCGAAGTGGCCGGAGGGCTTGCCCGCCACACCACCCGAGTAGCTCGACTGCGTGAGCAGGGCTGCCTTGATGGCCTGGATGAAGAAGGCTTGGTCCCAGAACTTGCCGATCTTCTTGCCCTGCTCGACGGCGACTTCGCGGCGCACGTCAATGTTGGTCAGGAACACGTCCAGCAGTGCGAACACTTCGCGTGCGGCCACCACCGTATCCACGGTCACGGAGTTCTTTGCGAAGTCCGACTTGGTGCCGTCGAGGGTGGCGCCGGGCGTCACCTTCTGCAGCGTGGACTCACCCACGGCGCGGTTGGTGAAGGTGTCGGTGCCTTGGATGCGGCGCACCGGGATCATGCCCTGCATGATGGAGCGGCGGGCGATGGTGCCCTCGACCATGCCGGTGAACTCCTCGATAACGAGGGCGTCCAGCGCGCCGGTCTGGTTGGCTTGGTTGACTTGGGTAATGGAGAAAACGTCGTCGAGAGCCATGTGGCCTCCTTGTTTGGATTGAACTGCCCGCCCCGTAAGGAGGGCGGTTCTTGGTCATTATACGGACAGGGTCACAAACCAGCTGCGCGGCCAGCCAAACGGCGTGCCCGCAGGGTCTGGTACTCCGGCAGGTGCGAGACATCCCCACCGCGATTCTTGCGACTCAGCTCTTCCACCTGCCGCGCATAGTCGCGGGCGGTGAGCGGGCTGTCCCCGGCAGGCGCGGCGGCGGCTTCCGGTTTGGTGGCTGGGGTCTTGGGCACACCTGGGCGCCCTGCCTTGTTGAACGCTTTGGCGAGGTAGTCGGCCGCGGCCTTGGCCTGCAGTCCGCCAGCGGCGAACGCGGCGTTGATCTGGGCCTTCTCTTCGTCCGTCGCCTGAGCGCTCGCCCAGGTCTGGATGGCCTTCCATGCGTCCTCGCCACCCACCGCCGAGTGCACGATGGAAGTAACCTTCGCATTGTGTTCGTCGGTCTTGCGGACGGTGTCCTCGTAGGCACGCTTGGCGAGGGCAAGGTAGCGGTCCTTGTCCTTAGCCTTGTCGCCCAGCGCCGCCAACTTGGCCTCCAGCGGGCCGAAGTCGCCGTCGCGGGCGGCTTCGATCACGGGGTCCGTGCTGGCGATGCCCAGCCCGGCCACGTAGTCGAGCGCCGTGTCCAGCAGCGGGTCCCCTGTCGGTTCAAACTTGGCCGTTGGGGCGGGTTCAACC